TTTGTTTCTAGTTTTTCTAAAGGAATGAAGTTTAAGTTCAATCCACAATTCAGAGAAGGTGATAAAGTTATATTAGATGGCGAACGAGCATTGATTGTTAAGATAGGAATGACTGAAACTGTATTTGGTGTAACTAAAAGTTCTGGTGAGTTTGATGGTGATTATGTTTGGAGATATGTTCCTAATGAAAGAATATCATTTCTAAAGTTAGAGAAAGTTATCTTCGATATAACTTCTATAAATAATGAGAAGAAGATAGGTAATAATAAAGAAGAAATCGATAAGATTAAAAAGAGAGATTCAAAATGACTTTAAGATCTGGATTCGGTAAATTCGGTGTTGCGGCTGGTGGTGGTGGCTTACAACACCGTCAATATCGATTTGTTTTATTGGGTGGTATTGGTGTCGCTGGTAACCCAAGCCGAGATGGAGGCGGTGGCGGTAGTAGTGAATATGTAATTAACACTACTAATCTAGAAGCGCCTGTTACATTTTTATATAAACGGGCTGAGGTCGGAATTGGATACGCCCCACCCACCAACAGTGGTGGTTATGGCGCATATATTTCTACTGCGTCCCATCCCTCGGGCGTCAACTCTGGCAATATTCTCACAGCGGTTGGCGGTGGCGGAGGCGGAGCCGGATCCGGGGGCTCGGCGTACGATGGCGGACATGGTGGTGGACCCGCAGGGGGTACGGGCGAACCGACGTCAGATAACCACGGGCCCGGGCGCGGCGGGACACAAACTGCTGGCGGTGATGGGAAGCCTGACAGCATTCCCAATAACGGCATCTTCCTCCGAGGCGGCAATGGCGAGACTGCCCCCAATCATCCCACGGAACGCGGCGGCGGAGGAGGAGGTGGCTACTACGGTGGCGGCGGCGGCGCGCACAACAACGGTGGCGGCCAATCCGGCTCTGGAGGTGGTGGTTCTGGTTATTCTAACACTTCATATGCGTTATTCGTAAGTGGAAGTACTACTACTAATGGTCGTCCTGGTTACACTCCTACACCAGTTAATATGCTGGGCACTGGTAATATACCCAGTTCTGGTGCCGCCGGTCCAACCTCTTACGTATTTGTCACTTCCGCACCTGTCGAGGATGGTACCGCCGGTCCAGCGGCTTCAAAAGACTGGACAAATTTAGATATAACTAGTTCTGACAAATTTATTACATTAAATATCCAAACTGGTGAATTTACTTTATCTTAAACATTTACCGCACAATAATCTATACAAAGGTAATAGATACTAAACATATAGATAAATTGATGGGAAATGATAAATTACACGTTTTAAGAGATGCGTCTGTTTATAAGAAAAGATATTAAGGAAATTTAATAAATGACAGATGCTTATCTCAGTAATCCTAATCTGAAAAAGGTAGGGATTAATATTGAATTCACTAAAGAACAAATTGAAGAGTATATCAAATGTTCTAAAGATCCCATATATTTCGTAAAGAATTATATGAAGATTATCCATGTGGATAAAGGATTAATACCCTTCAATCTATATGAATATCAAGAAAAAATGATTAACAAATTTAATGATGAAAGATTTGTTATTACTAAAATGCCTAGACAATCAGGCAAGTCTACAGCCGTTATAAGTTTTATACTACACTATATTCTTTTTAACGAATCTAAAAACGTAGCACTTCTAGCAAACAAAGCAGAATTAGCCCGTGAATTATTAGATAGATTGAAAAAAGCATATGAGAACTTACCAATATGGTTACAACAAGGTGTTGTGACTTGGAACAAAGGTTCTATTGAACTAGAGAATGGTTCTAAAATATTAGCCACATCTACTACAGGTTCAGCGGCCCGTGGTCAATCTTTCTCATTAGTCTTCTTAGATGAGTTTGCTTTCGTACAACATAATATAGCAAACGATTTCTTTAAATCAGTTTACCCTACTATATCATCTGGCCAAGAAACTAAAATGATTATTGTTTCTACACCAAAAGGTATGAATCATTTTTATAAGATGTGGGTAGAAGCAGAAGAGAAGCGAAGTAACTTCAAACCTCTTGCAGTTGATTGGTGGGAAACGCCAGGAAGAAATGCTGAGTGGAAACAAGAACAAATAGCTAATACTAGTGAAGAAGACTTTAATCAAGAGTTTGCTTGTGAATTCTTAGGCAGTACTAACACACTAGTTAATGTGAATATATTACGTAATCTGGCTTTTGTCACACCTACCTTTCGTAAAAATGGGTTTGATCAATTCGGCGAAATCTTACCAGACCATCAATATGTAGTGACAGTGGATACCGCTAGAGGTGTGGGTTTAGATAATTCAGCTTTTGTAGTTATAGATATTACTTCAGTACCATATCGTGTAGTTGCTAAGTTTAAAGATTCGTTAATATCACCTATACTCTATCCAGAATTAATTTATAATGTAGCTACTAATTACAACGAAGCATTTGTATTAGTAGAAATTAATGATATTGGTGAACAAATAGCTAATATTTTACACAATGATTTAGAGTATGAGAATTTATTCATAACTAATGTAAAAGGTCGTGCTGGCCAAGTAATTGGTGGTGGGTTTAGTTCTAATAGACAATTGGGTGTACGAACAACGAAACAAGTAAAACGTATTGGCTGTTCTACTCTAAAAGACTTGGTTGAAGATAATAAAATCATAATAGAAGATTTTGATATCTTAGAAGAGTTGTCTAACTTTATTAATAAGAAGGATTCATACGAAGCTGATGATGGATATCATGATGATCTAGTAATGTGTTTAGTATTATTTTCATGGTTAATTCGTCAACCATATTTCAAAGAATTGACGAATTCGGATATACGTGAAAGATTTCTAAGAGATAAAGAAGCTATGATAGAAGCTGATTTATTACCATTCGGATTTAAGTATGATGCAGTAGATGAATATGAAAGTCATAGCCCAGACGATCCATATAGCTTAAATGGATTTAGAAATACTAATTGGTAAAAGACCAAGGGTCATCTATTCTAGCAGTTGATTTCTTACGTTGCATAGTTTCACTGATTTTTCTTTTAGTTTCCTCAGAATGTGTTTTACCAGTATGAGAAACACTCATTTTAGATTTCGTTTGGTCTGAAAACCTTGTACCAAGGCGTGCAGACCGTATTTTATTTTTACTCTCTTGGGTATGTTCCATGTTGTATTTAGTTCTAATTAACTTAGTTAAAACAAACATTTTATAAATAATAGTAAATGATTGATAGTTAAAAATATATAACCTAAGAGGAGTTAAACAACATGGCCTTTCAAGTATCTCCAGGCGTTAATGTTAGTGAGATTGATCTTACTACTGTAGTCCCTGCCGTCGATACCACATCTGCTGGTCTCGCTGGTCATTTCGTATGGGGTCCAGTAGATAAGAGAGTTCTTATTACTAGCGAAAACGATTTAGTTAGTAATTTCAATAAGCCTAATTCAAATACCGCTGATGATTTTTTCACGGCCACAAATTTTCTTTCATATTCAAACGCATTACAGACTGTACGGGTAGTACAAACCGGGGCTTCATCTTTAGCCACTGCGGCTCGTAATGCTACAGATAATGCTGCTAATACAATCAATACAGTTATTAAAAACGGTGACGATTACGATGATAACTACACTACTGGTATCACTGGTGTAGGACAATGGGTTGCTAAGTATCCTGGTGAACTAGGAAATTCATTAAAGGTTTCTGTGTGTGCTAGTGCTACTGCATGGTCGAATGGTGTCTCAGGTAATGTTGCTATTACTACACAAACAACTACACTTACTGGTAATGGCACCGCTTTCTCTACTCAATTCGTAGTTGGCGATCTAATCGAATTAGGTCCAGACAAACAGAAAATTCGTATTTCATCTATTGGCGGTGCAACTTCTATTACACTAGCAGATAAGTATACTGGTAATACTATTGTAATAAATGCTACTCATAGTATACCAGCTAATGTTACAAGATTTTGGGAGTTCTATAATAACTTTGATATAGCACCTGGTACTTCACCTTATGCTAACACACAAAGTGGTGTGGCTGATGAAATTCATGTTGCCGTTGTTGATGAAGATGGTAAATGGTCAGGTACTAAAAATCAAGTATTAGAGACTTTCTCTAGTCTTTCATTAGGTGAAGATGCTAAGACTCCTGAAGGTAATTCTAATTATTATAAAGAGATCATCAATAGAAGGTCAGCATATGTATGGTGGTCTGGACATAATTCAACTAACACAAATGCTGGTAATAAAGTAGCTGGTACAACTTTCGTTGGTGGAACTGCTGTTCAGAATTCATCATTAGTAAACGGCAGAGATGGTGCTACACCATCAAATTCTGATTATATCAAGGGTTACAACTTCTTCAAGAATTCAGAAGAAGTAGATTGTTCTTTCATTCTCGGTTCTTCCGCTAACCAAACAAGAGCAGTTCATCTAGTAAATGAAATTGCTGAATATCGTAAAGACTGTTTAGCAGTAC